GGAACATCTCAAGGACAACTACCCGGCCGAGGGCGGGTTCCTGGCGGGGCTGGGGTCGGCTGTGGCCGATGCTGAACCGGAGTCGATCAGCGAGCAGGCAGCGGCGTCGTAACGGTGCTGCGCGGCGCCGCTGGTGCTGACAGGTGCGCAGATGGAGATGTTCTAGGGCCCCGGCCGCAGGGTCGGGCCGGGCGCGCTTGCCGGCAGGGGAGCCAGCCCATCACGCCCGGCCCGACCCGGCAAATCGTATCGTCCCGACGTGCAATTGCTAATGCACGTGCGCTAGGCTCAGCACCAGGCAGGGGATGCCAGCCGGGAAGGCGTCCCGTTGGCATCCCTGGACTTCGCCGCACCGAAGCTTGGCAGCGGCGCCCGGTTCAAGAAGCTGTCCGGCACTCTCGCCGCCCGCGGTGCCCATAACCCGGACGCGCTGGCAGCCTGGATCGGCCGCCGGAAATTCGGGGCCGCCGGGATGGCCAAGCTGTCCCACGGCCACGCCAACCCCGACCTCGGCATCTACCTCGCCGAGACCGCGAAGGACGAGCAGGGCTACACGCTCACCTGCCCCGAATGCGGCCACGTCGCCCCCGCCGGGCACTTCGGCCCGTCCGGCACGTCCCTGGATAAGAGCCCCGGCGACCTCCGCACCCCCGCCCCCGGCACCAGCGGTGTCCGCAAGGGTGTGCCGCTGACCGTGAAGTCCGGCGCGGCCCACGCCCTCACCAATGGCACCCGTGATGCGATCAGCCTCGCCGCAAGCACCCTGACGGCCCGCCGGGCCCCCGTCAAGTCCCCCGTCGACGTGATTGTCGCCCGCGGGGAAGACGGGCAGGCGGTCATCCGGCACCGGCAGGGCGGCGCGACGATCGCCCAGATCCGCAAGGACGGCACCTCGTGGGTCGCCACCGTCGACGGCCGGGACCTGCAGCCCCACAACCATCAGCGGACCGCGCTGATGGAGGCGGTAGGCCAGTGGAACCGGGCCGCGGCCGGGGGCCTGCGCCCATCCTCGCCGCCGCTGCAGCCCGCACCGGAGCAGACGCCGCTGATGCAGCAGTGGGGCATTCCCGCGATCCGGGCCCTCGCCACCCCCGCAACCGGGGCCGGGGCGGGCCCGAGGATCACCATGGCCGGCGGGCCCGGCGCGGACGACGGCACCGACGATGACGGGCTCACCCCCCGCGGGCAGGCGATCAAGAAGAAGCTGATCGCCAAGGGGTTCCCCGCGGCGCGGGCCATCACGTTCGCGAAGATGTCGCAGAAGACCAAGCCCGGCGCGTTCGGCAAGCAGGCAGCCGCCTGACCGTGACCGCCGCCGTCCTGACCCCGTTCACCACCGCCAGCGCGGTGGAGTTGGGCAACCGGATCTGGCGCAAGCGTGTCCTGCCGGTCGGCGACGTGGAGTACAGGGGCCGGCTGCTGCACTTCACCCGCGACTACCTCGGCCAGCTCGTGGCCGCGTTCCGGAACCGCGCGTACGACCAGGTGCCGTTCCAGCTGGCCGACTCGGCGAACACGCACACCAACGACCCGGAGCGGACCCGCGGGGAGATCACCGCGATGGAACTCGGCGACGACGGCCTGTACATCACCGCCGAGCTCACCCCGGAAGGGGAGAAGGTCCTCGCGGCGAACCCGAAACTCGGCGTCAGCGCCCGGATCGTGGAGGACTACGCCCGCTCCGACGGGAAGCATTACCCGGCTGCGGTCCAGCATGTCCTCGGCACCCTGGACCCGCGGATTCCCGGCCTGGGCGCGTGGCAGGCGATCGAGGCGGCCTCACCGGTCCCGGACACGGTGATCGACCTGTCCGCGTCAACGTTCGCGGAGGACGACATGCCTGGCGACGGCGAGATTATCGAACTGGACTGGGCCAAGTGGGACGCCGAGCACGGCAGCGGCGGCGGGTCGGCCAGCCAGAAGGCCCACGACACGGCCAGCGCCACGGCCAAGGCGACCGCGAAACGGCACATGGCATCCAAGGCGGCGCGTAAGAACGCGGCCAGTTCCGTGCGCGGATTCAAGCCTAAGTCGGCCAGCCAGCTCAAGTCAGGCCACAGCATCGTCTGGGGCAACAGGAAAACGGGCGCGCTCGAAGAGCACAAGGTCGTCAGCACGTCACGCAAGCCGAACGGCCACGTCAGGGTCACCCTCAAAGGCCCGGACGGCAAGCTCCACGTGACGAGCATGCCGCCGACCTCCCAGGTGTCCTTCAGGGGCGCGCCCGGCGACACGAGCCTCCCGCAGGTGCTGAAGCAAGGCGGGTTCGCCGGCAACACGCCATCCGGGAACCCGTACGGGCTCGCCAACGACAGCACCCGCGCCGCCCTGGAACTGGCCATCGGCGTCCTCACCGCCGCTGCGGAAGAAGAAGAGTCACCCGAAGGGACAGACGCCATGCCCGACCTTGACGCCCTCACCGATGAGCAGAAGGCCCGCCTCGCGGCCCTGCTTGACCTGCCCGATGAGCAGCTGGACGCGCTGGCGGAGGGCGGGCTGGTGCTGACCCCGGAGGAGCTGCTGGCCCTGACCGGCAGCGCGGACACCGCCGACGCCGATGAGGACGAGGACGAAGAGGCCGAAGGCGGCGATGAGGACGAGGACGACCTGGCCATGGAGATCGCCTCAATGTCCGACGAGGAGTTCGCCGCCATGCAGGCGGCATTCGAGACCGAACAGCAGGAGGAGCCGGTGGCCGCAGGTCTGAGTGCGGAAGCCCAGTTCGCCATCGACCTGGCCACCGCGAGGGCGGAGGAAACCCAGCGGGAGATGGCCGTCATCTCCGCCCGGCTCCGCGAGCAGGACTACCAGGCGGAGAAGCGGAAGCTCGCCGATTTGGGTGTCCCCCCGTTCATCACGGAGCTGGCCCGCCCGCTGCTCGAGGGGATCGGCCGGACCGTCGAACTGGCCAACGGGCGGACCGCCGACGCCGGGCAGGTGATGCGGAAAGTCCTCACCGAGTACGCCCAGCAGGTCAAGCTCCTCGACCTGGACGTGGAACTCGGCTCCCCGATGGACGAACCGGATGACGCCGGCGCTGAGGCCGCCGGCCGGGGCCGCGAGGACCTGGTGACCCGGTTCAGGCAGATGACCGGGCTCAAGTAGATGACCCGCTACCAGCATGAGGGGACGGTTGCCGCATGAGCGCGGTGCTCCCGCACTACAGGTTCGGCCCGGCGAACTACCAGGCCGCCACCCTGATCTACGGCGGCCAGTTCGTTATGCCGAACACGCTGACGGCCGGCACCACCGACCTGACGGTGAAACTGGCCACCAGCGCCAGCGTCAGCGTCCTCGGCGTCGCCGGCACCGACGCGAACGTGATCAGCACCCAGACCGGCGCGGCGAACACCTACGGGCAGCCGCTCATCGACATCAGCGTCCTCGGTGACTACCTGCCCGTCTACTACGGCAACGTCGACATCTGGTGCTGGTACATGGGCGCGGTGCTCCCCGGCGGGAAGCTGATCATCGGCGCCACTGCGGGGTTCGCCACGGCGGCCGGCGCGGGCCCGGCAGCGGACCAGGTGGTCGGCATCTGCACCCATCCGGGCGGTGTCTCCTCCGGCATGCTCACGCAGCAGGTCGGCGGCCAGGGCACGGCCGCCTACTTCCTGGGCCGGGCCCGGCTCTCCTAGAAGGGACTGAGACATGCCGACTGGCGCCAGGGGCTATAGCGACGCTCCGCGGATTACCGTCAATGAGCTCCTGAAAGACCCATTGGTCATTCCAGCCTTGATATTGGACATCACGCAGAACGAGTTCATCATGGACTCGGTGCTGCGGATGGGCGGCGCCGCCCCGTCCGGTGCTGTCCGGTACAGCGAGTCGACACCGCTGTACGCGGACGACTTCCCGGAGATCCGCCCTGAGTTCGGTGAGGTCCCGGTCGTCCCGACCTCGATCGGCGTGCCCCGCGTCGTGTTCTCCCACGAACGTGCGATGGCCATCATGGTGTCCGACGAGATGCGCCGCCGCCAGTCCATCGACCCGGTGACCCGCCAGCTCCTCCAGGTCAAGAACACGATGGTCTACTCGTGGAACACGGCGTTCTACTCCGCGGTAGTGGCCAACGCGTCCATCCAGACACTGGCCGTCTCCAACCCGTGGGCGTCTGCGTCGGCGACGATCCGCGCGGACATCGCGCAGGCGTGCTATCTCGTGGAAAATGCCAACATCGTGTCCCCGTCCGGCGTCACGCAATGGCTCGGATTCGAGGCCGACACCCTCATCATCAACCACGGCACCAAGAACACGCTGCTCCAGTCGAGCACTTTCGCGGCGCCGTACATTGGCGATATCGCGTCCGAGAACCTTTTGTATAAAGGCACTTTGCCGCAGAAGATTTTCAACCTCGACGTGCTCGTGAGCAGGCAGGTTCCCGCCGGGAACGCCATCGTGATGCAGCGGCACCGGGCCGGCTTCTACGCCGACGAACTGCCGTTCCTCGCTGGGCCCTTGTACAGAAGTGAATCAACCAAATCGTGGCGGTCAGACACCCAAAGGTCCTCAGCCATTGGGCTTGACCAACCGCTTGCCGTAGCGCTGCTTTCCGGCGTGTAGCAATTCCTGAATTACCCCGGCGATTTACATAGGAGGTGGCACCTGATGGCGGAAGCCGCAACCGCTGTGCAGGAGGCCCGGCCGCTCACCGAGGCTGAGCGGGACACGCTGAACACGCTGCTGGCCCGCGACTCGGCGTTCGAGGCGCCGTCCGTCCGCCGCGGTGAGCCGTACGTCGCGCTCATAAACCTGTCCGTGCCCCGCCGGGGTGACAAGGACCGTGCCACCGACCTGGTGTACGCCGGTGACACGGTGTACCTGACCGCGGAGGAAGCCGCCGCGTTCAACCGGCACAGCTCCAAGGACGGCCGGCAGGTGGAGGTGGTCCGGAAGGTGACCGGGCCCGACAGCAGCCGTGAGCCCCCGCCGCGGATCCCGCCGCGGGCCGTGTCCGGGCGGATCTTCCGCCCCATCCCCCCGCCGCCCGGGTCGGATGCGCCCAGGCCGGACCCGGAGGGGTCCAGCGCGGTCCTGCAGTATGACGAGGCGCCGATCCCGGAGCGGGACCAGCCGCAGCCCGACCCGTCGGAGATGGCCGATCACCTGCGGTCGGAGCCGCTGCCGGACGCGGTGGACCTGCCGCCGTCCCGTGCGGCCCGGCCGGCCAGGGGCAGGGGGTAGCCCATGCCTGCCGCGATCCAGCCGGCCGAGGTCACCAGCCTGACGTGTCCCCGGTGCTGGTTCGCTGCTGCCCCGATGACCCCGTATGCGGCGCTGATATTCCGGTGCGCGCGGTGTGAGTGGCCGTTCACCCTGGCTGCGCCGTCGCTGTCGGCCGCGCCCACGTTCCCGCTCACCACGGTGGCGGTGACCAACCCGTATGCCACGCCGATCGCGGCGACGGTCACGCTGAACGGCGCCACGATCACCGGGTTCTACATCAACGGTGTCTCGGCCGGGACGACTGCGGGCGCGTACCTGATCCCGGTCGGCGGGACGTTCTCGGCGACGTTCACGGGCGGCCCGCCGACGTGGGCGTGGGCGCTGCCCGCGACCAGCGCGTCCGTGGTGGCGGGCGGGACGGCGCTGACGTTCGCGCCCACCGGCACCAATGTGGCGTTCGCGCTGGGCCAGGTCCT